GAAAGAGGTAGAACCAATCTTAGACCAACCTCCTATTTTTTCTGGAAACCCTTGTCTAAACCGTACCTTGTCACAATCAAACCACCCACCCTCGTTTGAATATGACGTTGTCTCCCTGTTTATACCTGGTTGAAACTGGAGTTTTTGTAGTGGCATTTAGCATCCTATGCGTTAAGTGCGTCTAAATCATCCCAAACACGTTGAGCATGTGCAGCAGTATCAAAAGTAACTTCATTGCCGTCTGTATCCAAATCTTTCCAACTACCTGCTGACGCTTGTGCAGTAAGGTAGGTCTGTAGATTATCTTTAGATGTGATTTCTTCAACTGCCCCAGAAATATCGGAACCATCAGCCGATATGCCGATCATAATCCAATCTTGTGGACTAGCTGTGTCTGGGTCTTCAACTGGATACATTCCGCCTGTTCTCTGTGATACACCAAACTTTAACCAAGTTGGTATAGTGCCGTCACTTTCTAGTCTGTACTTTACTACTTTGTGTGCCATTTTTCTTATCCTCTATTTGTGGGGTATTAGTCAAAGATGTCCTGTCCATGATATCAAAACCACGACTGTTTGCAAAGTCTCCAGGGCAATGCGCCCATTTTTCTGCACATGCCTCTAGCCATTGCACCGTGTGATGATGCTCTGGTGCTTGACCTTTTTTAACAAGCTCGTTCTCCCAGTTGAGGTACGACATAACTTCTAGCTGTGCTTGCGCTGCATTGATACCAAGATCAAACAGATAGATCATATTGCCTTCATCAATCACACCATTACGCGGCCTTGCACTGTTAAGTGCTTGCTTCATGCACGTCATAATGTGGTACTTAATTTCTTCTAATTCGTAATCCTCTTCAGTAAGCTCATCCTTGCCGATCTTTTTCATCAGATTGTCATACTGATTAGTAAAGAAGTTTAGCTTTCTAACTGCACCTTCTACATACCCACGAGAACTTGCCGCTTGTGCTTGCTTTTCATTTATCTTTACCTCAAGCATCTCACGTTCTAAATCGTCTGTTTCTTCTAGCAGTTTACGCTCTAGCTTCTTGAGCTTTACTTCTTCCTTCTTCATCTTGAAGTAGCCTTCTTGCAAAGCTGCTTTTGTTTTTTCTATCTCAGCAAGGCTATGCTTTACGGAACGTATAGGTGTGATCGCAGTTACATCTAATGTAACGCTCATCATCTGTGAATGCGACTTATAAAAGTTACTAGATGCTTGTGCTATTGCAGGAGCTTTTTCTGCAATGTTTGACAACATAGATTTGTATTCAGGCTTCGCTTGTGGAAGCTGAATGTTAATGTCTGGTGTTATTGATGTAAGTTCTGTTGTTGTGTCTTTTGGCAATGTCATTCTCCCTATGCTATGCCGCCGTGTGCGTTTGAGCAACCTGCATGATTATAACTACCACTAACTAAATCGCCAAAATCAGCAGCATTGCCAGTGGACGCAATCTCCACGTAATCAATTGTATTTCGTATACTGCCTGTTGAGCCTCCCATGAATATTGCGCGAGTTGAACTGGCTGCGGCCCCTAGTTGTCTTCTTGCTAAAGTTAGGTTGCCAAAATCTGTTGTATTTCCAGTACTAGCAATAGTTACATAATCTATAATATTGAAAGAACTTCCCCCTCCTGTCCAACCCCCACCAAACAAACCTCTTGTTGAGTTTGATGCGCCTGCAAATTCATCACGATCTGTTTCTCCTGTAAGATCGCCAAAATCTTCCCCATTACCTGTTGACGCAATAGTAACATAGTCCATGCGAGTATAATTAGAGTTGCCACTTTCAGCTATGATCCCTCTTGTTGTTGACGAAAATGCTCCAGATCCTGCACTAAAATCTTCAGAAGATAAAGTCCCAAATACAGTGGCATTTCCAGTAGACGCAATTGTAATGTATTGAATACTGTCTCTAGGATCACCTTGACCTCCTGCAAAAATACCCCTTGTATTACTACCAAAACCTGCACCTTGTGTAGCTTTTGCATAAGCCAAATCACCAAAATCTGCACCACTGCTAGATGTAGAAAACAAATTATACTCAATAATGTTACTAGCACCGCCACCATAGTAACCCCCTGCAAAAACGGCTCTTGTAGATGAGCCACAAGCCTGTGCAGGACTTCTTCTAGTCAGAGTCTCACCCCAATTTACAGAGTTTCCAAGCGTAGCTATAAGTATTCTTTGCTCATATTCAGTAACTCCAAGCATTGCATATGGGGCGGCGTTACCCGCCGTAGGCCACAGCCCTGCCGCGTTATACTTTTCTTGCTCCGCAAGTGACCACACTCCGCTTGCTGCGCTAGTCTCAAAAGATCCGGCAGGGTCTGTCGGAGTGCTTGTTATAATGTTCCCTTGATAACGTTTAGGCATTATGAAAGTCCTCCGTGGGCGTTAGAAGTGCCAGATACACCTGCCGTGGAAAAACTTAAATCCCCAAAATCGGAAGCGTTACCTGTTGAACCAAATGTAATGTATTCCATAGCGTTGCTTGATGGTGCGCCACCACCAAAAACACCCCGTGTAGAATTAGAACAAGCCCCATTTTGGCTCACAGAGGTTATTAAATCTCCAAAATCAGTGGCGTTACCTGTAGATGCTGTAGTTATATAATCAAGAATATTAGTGTAAGTGGAACTAGATGATCTACCGCCACCAAAGACCGCTCTAGTATTATTAGAACATGCAGTTAAACTATTTCTTCCTACTGTGAGATCACCGAAATCGGAAGCGTTACCTGTAGACGCGATAGTGATGTAATCTATTACGTTTGATCGCACACCTCCTGACGAGACATATCCACCTCCAAATACTCCTCGCGTAGTGCTACTTGCTGCGCCTAAATAAATTCTTGCTTGGCTAGGATTTCCGAAATCTGTGGCGTTACCTGTAGACGCGATAGTGATGTAATCTATTACGTTTACCGCTGTTGCATTGTTAGCATTATCTGTGCCATCACTAAAAATACCCCTAGTATTTGATCCGCACCCTGCTAGACCCGCTCTTCCAACTGTAAGATCACCAAAGTCTGTGGCGTTACCTAAATGTACAATAGTAACATAATCAATAGTTACCTGATATGCTTGACCTCCCCCCCAACATGCTCTTGTAGAGGAAGCAACTGCACCACACTCATACAAGTCAGCAGTCCTATCACCAAAATCTGTTGCATTTCCCGTTGATGCAATGTTTATGTGTTCAATAGTTGTTCCTCTTTGAAATAAACCAATGTCTCCTGATAATGGGCCTACAGGCCAAGCACTAGCATTCTGCATCTGCGTCGAGAGCGACCATACACCGTTATAATTTGGCATTATGAAAGTCCTCCGTGGTTGGTGCCGCACCCTGCGTTTGTTCTTACTATTGCCGCAAGATCACCAAAATCTGCTATATCACCTGCGGATGTTATATCAAAATAGGATATGGAGTTTATAACAGGGCCACCTTCCCCACCAAAAATTATACCTCTAGTTGTGCTAGATGTTGCCCCTGCTTTCGCTCTATTACTACCTAAACTACCCCAACTTTGAGAGTTACCTGTTGAGGCTATTGTCACATATTCAATACTAGAGTTTGATTCCCCACCCATAAAAAATCCTCTGGTGTTTGAAGAACAGCCCATAAGCCATTGTCTTGAAGAAGCTAAATCACCAAAGTCTGTAGTGTTACCCGTAGAGGCTATTGTCACATACTCCATTGCATTAGTCGTGCCGCTGCCTCCACCAAATATTCCTCTAGTAGGAGAAGCGCAACCTGCTTTTTTCTGACTTCCTAATGCCTGTGTTCTGTCCCCAAAATCTGAAGCATTCCCTGTGCTTGCTATAGTACCATAATCTATAGCATTGTTTGCACTCCCTGTACAAAGCCAACGTGTGCTGTTTGAAAAAGCAGCAGTTTCATATCTTGTTGTAGTTAAGTCACCGTAGTCGGTAGCGTTTCCTGCTGACCGCATTGTAAAGTAATCAATGACATTAAGGTATGCAAATGGGGTTGTGGTGCCACCAAATTTAAGCCCTCTAGTGCTTGAAGAAGCGCCAGATACATCATTGGCAACCTGTGTCAAGTCACCGAAATCTGTAGCGTTTCCTAGAGTTCCAATATTAATAAACTCTATTCTATTAGTTATAGCTGAGTTATTATCAGGATCACCGCCAAAAGACAGACCAAGTTGAGGTTGTTCTGGTGTCAATGTCCCGCTCGGATCACTCGCCACAGACTCACCAAACGCATTGATTGCCCAGACATTAAACGTATAACCTGTATCGTTGCTTAAACCAGTAACAGTTATAGGAGATGACGAACCTGTTGCGGTGTGGGCTAGGGTGCTATTTGATACGCGATAGCTAGTGATTGCAGAACCACCAACATCAGACGGACTTGTAAAAGTAATCTCTACCTGTGCATCACCCGCAGTTCCGCTTACACTAGTAGCAGGATCTGGTGCGTTCAGCCCGTTTTGACCTATAAAGCCGCCTCTACCTTTAGCCATGTGCGACTCCTATTAGTCGGTGATTTGCTCGTAACTTATAACAACTTCAAGATCGCTTGCCGTACCAGCAGTTGCCGTGATTGACATATCTTCTTCTAAATATATCGCTGTGCTTTTATCCAATACAATCAAGGATGCATCCGCAGGGACTGACACAGTAGATACAAGCGAAAAGGCTGTACCCGCTCCGTCATCTGCGCTGTGTACATCTATCGTTATATCACAAGCATTTGTTCCATCCACGTTTGCAACTTGAATCATGTTCACTTTAAGAACATTATCACTCGATGCTGCGTTATTTAAAATTGTAGTTTGATTAGTTGATGTAAGTGCGTACTGATCTGTTTTTCCTAGTATCGAACTTACATTTACAATATTCGGTGCAGCCATTTGTTTTCTCCTTTAGCCAAACACGATTGCCATAGCTATGGCTTTACCAGTTCCAATTCCAGCACTGCCAAAACTAACAGTACCACTACCATTTGTAACCAACGCCTGCCCATTTGTCCCATCGGACGTAGGGAGGGTAAGAGCCGTTACAAAAGCCTGTAGATTTGCGTCATAAGCCAACACGTTTGTGCCTATCGCAAGTCCTAAATTTGATCTCGCTGTCGATGCGCTTGCGACATCTGACAAGTTGTTTGATGCTTCCAAGAATGTTGTAAGATCAAAAGTTGCGGATATGTTAACCACCGCTGCGCCTGATCCCGCACCATCGCAATATATAATAGCACTTTCACCATTAGGTATCGTGACATTTGCGCCAGAACCTTGTGAAAAAACCGCACTTTGTCCCGATCCATTTTTTACAAAAAACAATTTTGTTTGATCATTTGGAGCTACAGTAATTGTATTTGTTCCCGAAGGAGACCCTGCCAATAATAAAACTCTGTACTGACCATCAGAAAGAGATCCATCGGTAGTAGTAAGTGTGTGCGTCGTTCCCGAAAGGGTTATTGTGCCAACGCCGTTTGTTAAACGATCAATAATTTGTAAATTTGTATTTGTGGTATTGCCCCATGTGCCAGACTGTTCGCCGTTAGCAATCAGCTCAATACCTGTATTTGTTGTATATGTACTAGCCATGAAACACTATTCTCCGTTAAGGTCTAATTTCAGCATACTCTTTTGTTTTGTTTGGTGCAATATTTGTCCATGTCGTTGTTGGATTTGGAACTATTCTTCCCCAAACAGTTACTCCTCTCGGTCCCATTAGTCCAGATGCAGATACCCCTGTTACAGGAACATCAATACCCGTGCCTGTGAACACACTAACAGAACCAACACCCGTTGTCACCTCTAAGCCTGTAACAGGCACTCTTTTTACGAGGGAGACACTAACAGAACCAACACTCGCTGTCATCCCCGCATCTGTAGCTACAGGCTGACTCCATGTTCCGTCACCCCAAGTTGCTCTGCCCCAACCAGAAGCATCCGCTGTTGTTAAGAACACAGTGACGTTTTGTGGTAGTCCGTTTACAATACCTGTTGCTTGTAATCCTGTGACCGGAATACTCGCTATCCCTGTAGCAGTAACTCCATTTAATCCACTTGTTGCGGCAAGTCCTGTAACAGCGGCATCAACTCCACCCGTAGCAGTAACAGAGTCAACAGAAGAAGAAACACCTACACCTGTGACATTTATGCCAACGCCTGTACCAACGCTTACAGTTACGGAACCAACACTTGCCGTTGAACCCAACCCTGTAGTTGGAATGTTCGGAGCATCACCAATAATTGTCGGAGTGCCTACTCCAGTCGTTCCTTGAACTCCCGTTGCAAGAGCAATCATTGCCCCGTTGACTGAGACAACACCCACACCGCCAGTAGCAGAAACCCCAATAGGTTGTGTTGGTAACCCGCCAACTGAAGCAGTAGCAGAAATACCCGTTGGAGAAACAACACTTGTTCCCGTGGTTGTTACAGAACCAACAGAACTTGTAGCTGATAAACCAGTGACAGCAATCTCTCCAGGGATGGAGGCAACAACAGAACCAACAGCACTTGTAGCTGATAAACCAGTAACACTAATAGAAGAATTTGCTTGTGCGGTTACAGAACCAACAGATGCAGTTGCTTGCAATCCAGTGTTTGGAACCGTTGCGGCACCAGCAATGGAAACAGGAGAAACGCCTGTTGTAACACCTACACCAGTGACAGCAATATTCGGAGCATTGCCAACAACTGTGACAGTGCCTACTTGACCAGATGCAGAGGGAAGAGTAGTGGCAGGATTACTCCAAGTACCACTACTCCAACTATCTCGGCCCCAACCCGTGAATATTACATTGGCATCTGCCATGGCCTGTCACTCCTAGTAAGAGTTTAGGCGATACGGATAATAGCGTTACTCGCGTCAGCCGTTGGGAAAACAACTTGAAAATCACCAGAAGTAGATGTTTTGTCTGCGCCAAAATCTAGAACAATAACTGTGTCCGTTGTGTTAGATCCACCACCTGTTTGTGTATTATAGATCAAAGCACCTCGAGCAGTTATAGTTGCAGATGTATATGTTTTATCTGCAAAGTCTGTAAATGCTGTAGTACTAGAACTTGTTGGTGTCACATTAGTAAGTGTTCCACCCCCCGCTGCATACGAGCCGGAGTTGCTAACTTCGTTAGATGAAGTGTAAGCTGTAGTAGCCGCATTAAATGAAGCACTGTTAGTATATAGAGCAAGTTTGAATTGATCCTGCCCGTTTGTAAAATCGTGCTTACCTTCAAGGAGTTCTACCTTGAAAGATGTACACATAAAGTTTCCTGAAAAGGCCATGTCAAAGTCTCCTTATAAGTTCAGCCAGTTGGGGATGACCCGCATCTTTTATTGCGTTATACACGGTTGTGCGGTCACTGCGAATAGCTTGTCTCATATAGTATTCCACAAGCTTTTCAAGGTGCTTAGAAAAAGCACGAGCTTGGTCTCTTATACCTGGATGGGCATCATCAGAGACCGATATGATCTTTTGGACACACTGTTCCGCAAGTTCATCTGGTGTAAAACCACGATTGTTAGTAGTCTTTACGCCTACAACTTGTTCATTCTGTGGTACACTTACATCTATTTTAAACATTATCTTTTCACCCTTATAACTTTACCAGTTCGATATTCATCGGTGGTTTCTTTTGCCTCGCCCAAAAGTTTTAACCCCGCCAAAGATTCTTGAAATCTTTTATCATATGAAGTTAACATATCTGGATCACCTTTCATATACAGATATGCTTCAACTAAAGAACCGTATAATATTGATAGTTCTGCATTTTCACTCAGCCACGTTGTACTATTATCATTTAATGTAGAGTCCGTAATACTCAAAGGTCTGTAAAAATAATGTAACTCAGCAGTATATTCGGCATTAGGAGTTGGACCCAACAGAAAATAGTCTATGTCAAATTGAGCATAGTATTTTGGAAGACCTGTTGTTGTAGCATCTGGAGTATACGTTTGAATAAAACTTGGATCTTTAAATTCTATAAAAGATTTATCTCCGTCTGATCCAGCCAAGCTTAAAGAAAACGGAGCAAGAAAATCAGAGGGTACAGCTAAATATTGAAACCCTGTATCAGTTGTTGCAGTAACATTTTTACGGAATAAACTTAACTGAACACTTTTTAAAATACGTTCTTCTGCTGTGCGAATAAAAACAGGAAGATTAGTTACGAAAGAAGTTTCGTCATTCTCAGTATAGTCTTGCAAAGCTTGTTTTAATTGTCCGTATGTAAAGCTCATATTGTTATGCAGGCGTATTAGCCTGACCTCCCATGTTGCTATGGTTTGTACAATAGTAATACAAGGTTGGTGCAGAATTTGCGACAGTTATTTGTGTAAAGGCTCCGGCATTGCCCGGAGTGCCCTCAGTTACAACACCCGTTGTATACTCAGATCCACCTCCATGTGTTCCGTTGGACGTAGTTGAAAATCTCAGTGGATGACCAGAGTTGGTATTATGTGATTGATCAAACCTGTATGTCCGCCCCTCTGTAAGGGTGACTGTTGCTTGAAGAACTCCGTCTATATAGTATCTGTTTCCAGAACCTGGATTAGATACAGTTACGGCAAATGTTTCTGAAAGAACGTATACAATACTTCCAACTGTCCCTGTCCCTGCAATGCCAGTTAAATTAACAGTTACATCATTAGCAGGGGTTGTCACCGTAACCGAACCAACCGCCGCTGTTCCAACAACGCCAGTCACACTAGTGCTTTCGTTACCTGTATCAGATAAACCTATAGTTACAGAACCAACGCCTCCTTCAGCAACAAGATTATTGCGAGGAGTTATACCTGGAATGTCCCTGAATCCCACAGGATTATAACCTGTTTGAACCGCTCTCT